TTCCGTATGCTATTGTATATATATCTGCATTTGGCAATACTTTACTACCATCAATTAAGGCGTCTGCATATTGCGACATTTTCCAGCCGTTTTCGCCAACATTATAGTAATTACTAAACGTCATAGCTTTCATTACGGCTTTTTGATACCCATAATTTGAGTTGTCATTTATCCATGTAATAGAGTCTCCCAACGTACACCAACTTAATTTTGTATGTATAAGTGCATTTCTGGGGTCTATACATAAACCATTTCTAAAACCATATAATATATTTTTATTATAATCAACATCTATAATTCCCTCACCGATACAAATTTTAACATCGGATGCTTTTTGTGTCCCATCTGTATTCTGTGCTATTCCATTAAACAATAAATAATTAATTCCGTTAGGAATGGTTATTGTCTTTCCAATTCCATCTTTACCGTTTGGGAAATCGTCCCATGATACCCTAATATTAGATAATTGAAAAGTATCATTGTTTGCATCTGCGCACATTTTAAGGTTATCTATATCTCTAACTGCAAAGGCTATTACATTGTGCGAATTTAGATATTTATTATTTGCTGTTTTTATTGTATATTTTACCCCCGGAATTACGGGTATTGCAACCACTGTATAAACTTGTGATGGTATGGTTCTTATTACAGCTTTTGTACTATCCGATAATGTTTGTAGATAATATCCAGTATGAATATTTTTACTACTATCATATACATTAACACCACCTATATAAGAAATTTTGTCAAAAAACAAATTAGAATTATTTGGCTGTGTTGTAAAATCTATATTTTCATACGTGCTAAATTCTTGGATTGATATAATATTAGATTTTTTATGGTTATAGCAAAAATATTGCGAATATTGAGCTAATATACATACAATGTATAATTCACTGTCTTGTATATTAGGAATTGTAACTGTACTTATATTTTCATTCTCATGTCCTACTATTTTTTTTAAATCTTTTGTTAAATCTGTTATTATAGCATCATTGTTGGGATATAAATTACCATATTTATCAAAACAATCCCCGTTAACTAAAAAATATCCACCATTAGAATTTGATGGTAATATATCAAAGCCGATAAAGGCATATTGCTTATTAGCTTCTACTTTAGCAATCCCGGCTATCATTTTATAGCCAGGATTACTAATGAAACGGCTCGATGATATATACATATCAAAACATTCATAGATTAAACATATATTTTTATTAGGGAATATAGAATTAATAAAACTATTTTGTTTTACATCATTATTTATTAACTCTGAAACAATTTCATCTTGCGCTAATCCAATTTCTTTTTTCACCCATGAACCATTTTTATTTTCAAGTATTACAACATCATTATCTACTTCAACATTGTTAAAGTTTACATAAATTCCCTTTTTTGAAGCGATATAGAATACATTTTGGTCGGGCGTTCCCGGTACGGTACTCGGCGTTGCAATTCCGGCAAACGTTGCATTCACTCCTATTTGACTAATTAACGTTATCAATGTATTTTGTAACACTTGACCCGTAATTTCTTGGTTCCCGTTTGCCTTGATAACAGACGCAACGGCGGCTTTTAATTCTTCGTAATTTCCCATACTGATAAAATTTAAACTACATCATTGTTATTAAAGTCATTATTAAAGTCTTTATTGTAATCGCCCCCGGTTGTTGGAATAACACCCCGTCCGATTTTCTTAACGACCGTTGCACATTCAAACTCACATTCAACCGACGCTAAATTACCTTGCGTTTGCCATTTAGGGGTAATCAAAAACGTATCGCAATCGTATTTCCTGCCTTGACTATATACCGTAACAAAATCACTCATGCGAATTAATCGCATTACGTCGCAAAGGTATTCGGGGGCTAAAAAGATAAACCGGAACGTCTTTTCAGATATTTGTTTTTCCGGAAAAAAATACCCGTCCCGTTCTTCGCCCTCTTCCTCAAACTTATATTCCGGTTTTCCTAACTCGGCACACACGTAAACCCGGTTTTTGAATTGGACGCCCTCGTAAACGATTTGTCCGCCGTCAACCTCCATATTGGCGGCGTCGCTCCATTCAACACACAAATAACCATCCATTCCCCCGGAAATCCATGTAAATACATCGGAATAAAACGTTTGTGCGCCGTCGCTCATAGCAATCATATATCGCCCCTCCGGTAAATTCAAAGATAACGGCAACAATCCCGGATAAACAATAACATCATAACCGTAATTAGCAAACCGAACAATCTGCAATCCGGTTTCTTTCATCATCTTTGTTATGTCTGCCAATACACGGGTTAATTTATAATCGTAAATCCGCACCCATGCAATCGAATTGGTACGGGTTGGACGTATGATTTGAAACGGCAATAATTTGTTTATAGGCGTAAATAATGGGTAAACATCGCCATACGCATACGATTTTTTATGATCTTGGTATTGCGGACTTTCATAAAAAGGCAATACGGACAAATTGTTATTCGGTGTCATATTTCAAAGTTGTTTTAATTGAACGGCTGCACAAATTTACGCTTAATTTATCAATTTGACCGTTACCGATATAAGTTTTTATTAGCTGCATGGGGTTTGGGTCGTCATTTGCCGGAAAACTAAACGTTTGTTTCTTCTTTCTCTCAATACCGTATGCGTAAACCTCGGAACCGTTTATTGATACACGACGGGCGGGTAAATCATACATCCAATAAGGCATTTGCAGATTAATAAACGCCAAATATCCGTTTTGCAAAAAGTATTCAACCCCGTTGACGGTTTGACGTGTAAACGGTAATATCCATTGCGACCCGGACGTTGGCGGAACGGCGGCAAACAAGGCGAACCCGTCGGAACTTATGTTGCCGGGATTTAATAGCATCAAATCAATATCTGACGTGAAATTAGATACGTTTACGTCCTCAACCTTTCCGGGCGTTACATACTTGCTAATTACCTGTATCGGCAAACCCTCAAATGCCGCCGTAACGCCGTCCATCCACTTAAATTGGTAACGTTCCGGCAAATCAACCTTATCAAACGAATATTCCGACGTATTGAACGCCCACGGTTTCCCGTTGCGCAAATTCAATTCCTTTGTTAAATCGTGGCTTAACACAACCCCGCCGGAATAGGAACCGCCATTGCGGAAATATTGGATATGTTCAATTTTAAATTTGCCGTCCTCAATAAACCAATAACATTTGAAACAATCCCGTAACATATTGGTAAATTGTTGTAAGGTCGTCGGGGCTTTTTGTGCGGGTTGCTGATATTCGCCGTTTATAATGTTCGTTTTCTGCGATACAAGCAACCGGAAATTCAACCCGGATATTGGATTGTTTCCCCCGTATAAAAATTGGCTATATTCCGCCGTGGCTTCATGCGTAATTCCGGGTGCAATTTGATTGAGCAAAACAGATATACAAGACGCAACCGGGAACGCATCCCGCAAAGTATATTCTTTTCGGGCTTTTTCCTCTAATATCCAATCCATCAAATAAAATCCAAACCATAACGACGCATAACGCCACGTTGACCGGGCGATTGGATAAAACGTTTGTCCGAAAATGGAATAGGGCGGCGCAAAATACTTTCCGTTGTCCGCTAATCCCCACTCGGTCGGGGTGTCTGAAAAGTTGTTTGAAATAAACGCCACGTCGATTGCGTAACCAATCGCACGCCTATAATTACGGTTATTATCAGCTATATCATCGGCGGGTAATGGATATGTATTAAGGTCGTAGATTTTCTCCACGTCGCACAAATACCGGGCATATATATTATAACTTTTCATATCGGCGTGCATTGTTCCGGTTGCCCCGGAACCCTCAACGGCGGTTAAATCAAATTCCAACGTATCAAACGGTTTCTGCGTTACCTTTTGATAACGAAACATTACCGTATCGTCGGATTGTTTCCGTATTTCAACTACAGCAATACCAAACGGCAACCCCCCGTTTATTCGTTGTTGTGAAATATAGATATAATAATTAACATTCAATTCCGGGTATAATTTCCCCTCGAATACGTCCGCACTTGCACCCGTCGCCATTCGTCCGGTATAAAGCCCGGATATTACCGCCGGGGAACCGTTGGACGTAATTTGTATTTCTTTCAATATATTGCACAAAGCAAAATGATAGGTTTGTACTAATGCGTTTTGGTCGGTCGTGGCGTTTGCGTCTTGTTCCCAATTCGTACCGCCCAAAAAACAAGAAACAACACTATCCCCCGGAACGTATATTTGAATTAATGGACGCTTGTTTATCGTTATCCGTTGGATTGTCGGGGCTAACGTTATTAAATTGTATTCCTTTTCCAATCCCGCCAACACGTCGTTATAATCGTCGATTGCGTCCGGTTGTACAACAACCTTTTTATCGTAATCCGTAAACGTACAATCGGTTTTCATAAACTTGCCTTGAAAGTATTGGAACCATGTACGCCCGCCGTCGTCGCTCTTTTCAATGCAATACAAAAATTCATTGTCGAACGATTGACGGTTTATATAGTCGTAATCATCCCGGACAAAGGTAATTTTGCCGGATAATTTGGCACGATAAAACCGTTGGTTGGTTTCTAATTCGTACTCCTTTGCCAAATCGTCCTTATATATCGGATGCACGGTTTGACCTTGTAAGACGTTCGGGGCGTCCAACGTTCCCAATCTCAACCATGCCGTCCCGTTTGCGTATTGTAATTTATGCACATTAAACCGGATATATGCGGCGTTGCTCGGTATGTCAAATTCCGTATTTGTGGCGGTCGGGTCGCTCCCCCAACCGCCGATAATCTTTTTATTGCTGTCGTAAAATGCGCCCCCGGCTTGCGGCGTGTAATTCTGAAACAATTTGCGGGGGTACACGTTACTAACCGGGACAAAAGTACGGGTATAATAGAAATTTGTATTATTCCCGTTAATGTTTCCGGTCGTGCTACTTATCGCCCCGTTTGCCAAAAACGCATTTACAAATGAATGTCTATAAATCGGGTTCATATCAATTTTTAATTTTACGTGTCAAATTCTTGTAAACCTCAATAACATTGCCGTTGCCATCGACGTAACGACGGCGGCGGTTTTGTTCCTTAATCTCCCTTACATCGTCTTTTAAATCCCGCAAATCCGGTGCGTTATTTTGTTGAACCGTTACATTAATGCCGTCGGTATTGTAGGCATTAAGGTACTTTTGGGGGAATGTTCCCCGGTTCAAACTATTTATTACGTCCGGGATTAAACGACGGAAACGGCGGGAATTACGTTTATTGATAACGGCGAAAAATTCCCCGCCCTCGGCACGCCTCCGGGTTCCATCCGGTTTGGTCCCTAAATCCACGTCGTCCCCGGATTGGTGGGAACCGCCCGCCAACAATTCAACCGTACCGTCCCCGTAACTTTCCGAACCCTCGGCGGCTTTACTCATTTGTGCGGCTTTAATTTTGGCGGCGGCAAATGAAGCCCACATAACAGCGATTGCCGGGATTGCGAACGGGAACCCCAATTGCGACCAAATCAAAGCGGACGCCGTTACAAGGTTTCCGATTTGTTGGATTGTCTGTATTGCCTGTTGTGCCTTTTGCGCTTTCTGTTGTTCTTTCAACGCCTTTTCTTGGTTCCGCTTTGCCAAATCCAACTCCTTTTGTGCCATAACCACGTTTGAGGCATAACCGTTCGCCCGTGCTTCCCTTTCGGCGTCCAACGTGCGTTGTGCGCTTTCAACCTCTTTGTCGGCGGCATTTACGGCGGCTTCGGCGGCTTGCAATTTCGCATCTAAAAATACCTGTAATTGCTCCATTGCAAAGGATACGGACGTACTTATTGCCTCCTTTTGGTCGTCGTCCAAATTAAGCCCAAACAAACCGTAAATGTCTGTTCCTCGTTCCTCTCCTTTTGACTGCTCAATTTCTTGGTCAATCTTTTTTATTGTGTTTTGAATTGTTTGTACTTCAACATCTGACAATTTATTGGCTGCTTGCTCGTTCAATTCTAATACCTTTTGCAAACGTTCCTTTTCTGCCTGCAAACGGAATTGGGTTTTCCGGGCTTCTGAATTTCTTAATAAATCAAATTCAGATTGCGCCAACGCTTGTTGTTGGTCAAACATCATTAATTGCGTTTGCAAATATTCGTCGGCAATTGCGCTTCCCTTAACGTCAAATCCGGCATTAATTACCCCGGCGTCCTGCTGTTGTCCGGTCGGCTTTTGCTCATTCTGCAACAATGCTGTTTGTCTTTCATTCTCTAACAACTGCATACGCAATTGTCGTTCCTGCTCGCTTCCCTGCTTAACCGCTTGCAAACGTAATTCAATGCTTTCTTTCTGCAATGCCAATTCTTGCAACTGCCGTTCTTGCTCTATTTTCAACAACGCCTCTGTCTGCTGTTGTTCTAACGCCGTAATTGTTGCGTTTATCGCCTGCCGTCCGGTTTCGTTCAAATCCTTTTCGGTCTGTAATTGGTGTTGCAAATCCTCAATCTGTCGGGAATACTGATATTGCGTTTGCTGCCTACGCTTTGCCCATTCGTCGGTTTCCAACTGCAATTGTGCATCCTGCAATTTCCGGGTTGCCTCCAAATTCTTTTTATAAGCCGCTTCAATTTGCTTTGCTTGTTGTTCTGCCGCCTTTTCCGCATCGCTTTTACCCCTTGGCGTTACGGTTGGGTTCTGTGTCGTTACGGGCTTATTGTCTGTTTGTGGCGTCGGGGTATCTCCAACAGAAACCGGGATTGTTAACGGTTTTATTTTCTTTTGCATACCCTCCAAACCCTCTTGGAAATTTTCTGTTATGTCTTTAACTTGGGCTTTAACCAAATTTCCGTACGCTGCCGCATAATCTGCCAATCCTTTTTTTACGTCGTCAAAATCTAACGTAAACGCCCCCTTTAATGCGGTTCCGGTTGCTTTGACTATATCAATAAAGAATCCAAACAAATTTCCCAACGTATCAAATGTTGTTTTGAATCCGGCAACAATCCCATTCCAAATTGCACGTATCAAAACACTTTCATTGTATAACTCAATCAAGTAATTGACAACATCAATAACCCCTTTTATTATCGCCGTCAATCCTTGGTTAACAAAAACTTTTGCCTGCGTTGTCAACGTTTCAAAATTTCCTCCGGTTGCGTCAAACAACCCGGATAATGCGTTTTGCAACTCAATTTGGCTTTGCAATTGTTCCTCCTGCAATTGCGCCAAAACTCCGGCTTTCCCTTTTACTTCATCCATGTTTGTTGAAATATCTTTCAACGTGCGCAAATACTGCAATCCGGCGTCCTCTCCGGGACCCCCGAATATATCTGCAATTGCAGCCCCGACCGTTGCCGCATTATCCGGCAATTCTGCCAATTTTGCGGAAACGTCTTGTATAACATCGAACGTTGTTTTGGTTCCGGTCTGCAAATCTTTTTGAACTTGTTCCGACGAAATACCGATACCGTCCAAAGCCGCCGCCGTCGCCGTCGTCATTTCACGCAAACGCAAATTTGCCTCCTTAATTGCGTCAACGCCTTTGTCCGAAAAGATACCCATTTTGTTTGTTTGGGCTACAATCGCAACAAATTGGTCTGCTGATATTCCAGCCTCTTTAAAATATGCCGGGTATTCTTTCAACGTGTCTAAAAATTCCCCGTTCGCATCGGCTCCGGACAAAAAACCATCCTTAACCAACTGCAATGCCTCATTTGCAGAAATACCAAATTGTTTTGATAATGCGTTTGTTGCAATCAATGTTTCCCGGAAATCTGCGTTGAATGAATCGGCGACGGCTTGCACCTCATTTCTAAACGCTTTCAAATCATCGCCACTTTTCCCGGTAAATTGTTGCGTCAATCTCGTTGCCTCAACTAACCCGGCGTTATAATCGTACCACCATTTAAACGCCGCACCCGCCGCCGCAATTCCGGCAATCGCCAAAAAAACCGGGTTTGAAAGTAATCCCAACAAAGTTTTTCCCAATGCTTTTGCCCCGTCGCCAATAGCTGTAAAAACGGCTTTACTTTCAGCCCCGCCACGTCCTAACGCCAAAAGACTTTCGCCAAATGCGCTATTTAAACCTAACGTTTCTTTTAATTTGTCGCCATACGCAATAATTGCGTCGGACGCCTCCGTATAATTTCCGACGTTCAATTGAAATTTCCCGGTTGCTTCCTGCAAACGTTTCATTTCTTCGTATATTTCTTTGGTTTGTGCAACCAATTTTCGCCCCTCCTCGGTGTTTTCCCGTTCGGCTTTAGTCATGTTGTTTAAATAAATCTTATTCAATGAATATTGCGCCGATAAACGGTTATAACTACCCTCGGCGGATTGATTTATTTTCACAATCAGTTTATTAATTTGGTTCGCTTCCTGCTGTGCCAATTTTAACTCGGCTAACTTTTTGGCGTTCTCGCTTTCTGCAAACGCCAAATCACGTTGCGCACGTGCCAAACGTTCCGCATCGTCTGCGGCTTTCTTGGTTGTGTTCCTGCCGTCCTCGGTTGCCCCGGAAACCTTTTGCAGAACCGCCGCCAACTGAATTGCTTCCGCCCTAATATTTTTCAACGCATTTGTATATGCGTCTGAAAGTTCATCCAATTGCTTTATCAAATCAGTAATCGAATTATCGGGGCTTACCAAATCAGAATATTTAATTGGGTTGTTGTTATCTGCCATATATCCGACTATTTGTTTTTGTTATTTTCGGGCAATTTGCCCTACAATCAATTTTCTTTTCTCAAATGTATAATTTATCGTCTGAAAAATAAAACACCTTAAATCGCCTTATTTTGGCTTTTTCTGCTTGCTTTTTTCGCTTGCTCCTTAATGTATTCAAATGCGTTGTAATATTCCAAAACGGTAAACGATTTTGGGTTTACGTGCAAATGTTGGGACAACATCAAACACATATTTTCAAACTGCTTGTCGTATTGTATTTCCACGCTATCCGACCCGCTAAACGATTTGGGTTTTGTATAAGTCAACAACAACGTCGTAATATGGTCTATTTCTTCCCGTTTGTCGCTTTCGTCCCCCTTTATTATCGCATCCAACATTAACATCGTGCGTTGCTTCAATTGGTCGTAATACTCTTTAACCGTGGCGTCGTCGAATAGTTTAGGAAAATACAATTGCAATTCTTCATCTATTTTTTTTTTTGACCGCTTCCAATTGGGCGGTCAACTCGGCGTTCGGCGCATCGGCGAATAAATCCAATACCTTTTGCAAACCGTCCGCCGTCATATCGTTGTATTCGGTTCCGTCCACGGACTTAACCAAACAGGCAAACGCCAAATACTTTGGCGATATGGCGGATTGGACGAAATAAACGTTTTGCCGCAAATTATCCAATTCCTTTTCCGCCAAATCCGGCTTTTCCTTTCGGATAAACCGGATTGCCTTTTCAATATGCGCATCCCAATCGTTCAAATCCGACCCAACCCCGGCGTCGATAAGCAACATTTTGTTATATGCGTGAAATCGCAAAATCGGCAATTCGTCGATACTGTCGTACAACACAACCGCCCGTTCCCCTATCTTTGTCGTTTTCATAAGAGTATGCGGGTTATGACTGTTGAACAAAACGGAACCAATAACAATGCCGGGTTCCCGGTGCATATAGCAAACAGGACGGACAAAACGACCCCCGCCCACCATGATAAGCAAAAGCCGCAATTGAACATCTTAACAAAAAAGTCGTTGCCGTGAACTTGGACGTACTCAATAACGCCCCACTTTTTTAACAGGGTCAACAGGAACGCCGCCACGGTTGCCACGACCAAAACCCAAATAATGAAAGTTACCATATCGTTAAATGTTACAAGGTTGATTAACTGACAATACACCCTCAAAGCGAAAACCGCCGAACGGGTGCATTAAAAATTGATTATCTATTTCGTCCAACGTAAACCCACGGTACACGTTTTCCGCCAACTCATAAATCCGGTTTATTACAATCGTCCCGTCTTTCAGCCAAAAACCGCCATTTAGGACGGTCAATATTTCGTTCTTCAATGCCTCGGTATTCCGGTTGTTGAGTTGACCGGGGTAAACCTTGCGCAAATCGAACCAAACAATAAGGGAAAACGGGGCTTTAATCTCGCTTTGCTCTTTGGGAACCCAACCGACCGTTTGCGGGTCGTCTATCCAAAAGAACGAAAAATTGCCAATATTGGCATCCGGGGAAACGTCGATATAATCATTGTCGCCTCTCCATTCCGTCCCGCCCGCATATACGTTCGGGGTATAATAGCGTTTGCCCTGTATCACTTTGGCGATACGTTGCGCCCGCCCAAATGCGACGTCCAACCAATCGACGTTATCCATTAACCCGGTTTGTATGTTCCCCAAAACCCGGTCGATTAAAACCGGGTTGGGAATTATAGGGGTTGTTCTCTTATTCGTTGCCATATAATACGTTTTTTGCTTTCTTCATTAAGTCCGGGAATATATATTGCCAAATCAACGCCGCAATATTTTCGTCCGTCAATCCCAATATTTGCCGCCCGTACTTTTTTATTAAGTCCTCCGTTTTGAAATCCGACGCTTTTATTTCAAACTGTTTGTCGCCGACTTCCAAAAAAAACGACGCTTCAAAATCCCCGGTATCCCGTAACGTTACCCGGTTTGTCGGTTGTCCCTTTTCCTCCTTTATGGCTATCGTCAACGGCGAATACGGGGCGTAATCCATAATATCCACGCCCAAACGGTTAATACCTTGTTCAAACAATTGTTCCTCGGCATTCATATCAACAATATAGGCGTCATTGTCCCAAATGATTTGTTGAATGTATGCGCCGGACGATAACCCGTTGTTGAACGTGGCAACCCGGTTGCGTAAATCCTGTATTGACTTTAACCCCGCCATAATCTTACGTTGTCCGGTATTTTACACCGTGGTTATTACAAGTAAGGCAAATACGGTCGATACCCTGCGTATCCAACCGCAACGCCTCGTATGCTTTTTTAAGGTCATAACCCAAACCGCCGGGGCGACCCTCAACGTTGCCGTCCAATTCGTAAAGAATTTCCAACCGGGTTGCGTTTACTTGGTTCCGGTTTACCTTAACATCGGGGTTCATTGCCAACGTGCGCAACATGATTGCGGCGACCTGTCGTTGGATAACCGTTTGGAAAATTTGCCTTTCCTTAATGATAAAATCCGTTAGGTCGCAACCAACGGTTATTTCGCAATTCAACCCATAATTCTGCGTATTGGTGTACATCGTCAACGCAATATCCCACAACTCCGGGTATTCGTCGAATGTTTCCGGGGCGTTCATCATAAACGGGGATACCTGTAAATACTTGGTTATTTCCCGCCAACGCTCCAAATCAACGTAACCCGTACACGTCCCGCACGGCTCCCGGCTCCAATCCTTTGTCATGTTAATTGCCTGCATCCCGGCGGGCAAATCGTTTTGGTTGTAACAAAGGAACCACGACCCCCCGGCGTTGTTTCCGGTACTGATATACGGCAAATAACAATCTTTCAACGGGAACCATTGAAAACCGCCGTTTGTCTGCGTAAAATTCAAATCAAACGTCTTTATCGGGTCAATTTGGGACGAATGGAAAAGATACATACGAACAACCCCGGTTGCGCCCGTCATTTGCAACCCGATTTGTTCGATTTTCATTGTTACGCCCATAGAACGAACCGGGACAATTTCAAACCCGACTAATTTATGATTATTCGGCAACGTCGCCCGGATACGTCCCGCACCGTCAAAGAACGTGCGCCGTTCCAATAGGTTCTTTGTTTCCTTATCCAATCCCTTTATTTGCGTGAATGTTTGTACCATTTGCGCAATACCGTTACGTGTCAACCGCTCCAAATAATCGGAAATGAAATTGTACGGTTGCCAATAGGGGTTGCCGTAATCGTCGTTAAAATCGCTTTCGGTCGGTTCCTCGTTTTGGTTGTCCCGTGCGGCAATCCAAACTTTGTTGTTGTGGCGAACCTTTGCCCCGGCTTTGTATTCCGGTATCATATTCCAAACCGGATATTGAAAAACGAAATCATCCGGGACGATTGCCCGGACATTATCCAAAGTAACAAGGGGGTGCGCACCTTGAAACGTCAAACCGCTTTCCGTCTGCGTTAAATTGTCGCCTATCGCCTTTGCCGGGTCGTATGATTGTTCCCACCCGACGACGTGCAATAATGCGTCCTGTATTTCTTTAAGTCTATACATAAGCCCAAATATAACCGCCGCAAGTCTTTTTTATTCCCTTGCAACATTTAATAATATTACTATCATTCAAACCCGTTTCCCGTTGTGCATCTTTTACGGATAAAAAGGTTTTTATTAAATCGCCACAAGCGGAATACATCGCAATTTCTTTCGCTCGTTGGTGCAATCCGCCTAATCGCCCCGTCATATATACGCCAATCTTTTTATGTAAGCGGGATTTTGTTATTGGATTATTACAATTTTCTTTTGCTGTCACCCAACGCAAGTTGTCCGCATGGTTATTGGCTCGGTCGCCGTCGATATGGTCAACACATGGTTTGTTTTCGGGATTGGGGACAAAAGCCGCCGCAACTAAACGATGAACGTTTATTGTTTTACGAATACCATTACATAACACTACAATGTTATAGCCCTGTTTATTTGGAACTATTTTAAGCAATTTTGTTTTATTGCGTATATTTCCGAAATTACTTATTTCGTAATTAGGGAAATCGTTTATTACTTTCCAAGTCTCCATATCAATGAATTAAAAAGGGGGCGGGGATAACCACCCCGTCCCCTCGGTTTAACAATTCGTTATGCTCCGGCGTTATGCGCCACCTCCGGCGGGAAATTCCCCGGCGTTGGTTACATATACAGGCATACCCAACGGTTCGTTTGAATTGCGGGCGGCAATCTCGGCTTTGATAATCGGGCTTGCCACAGTACTCGGGTCGCTGTTGTAAGCAACCATATACGCCACGTCAACGGAAAATCCGAAATACTCCTTAACGGCGCACGTCAAATCGGCGGTTGCGTCGCCCATGATTGCGGACTGGTCGCCAACGGCGGTGTAATAGTGCGAACCAACGGGCAAATCAATGTACGGCAAACGTACAACGTCCCATTCGTGGAAATTCGCACGGGTGCGGCGCAATGCCTCACGGTCAACACGGGTAAGGATACCAACATTACCGTCAGCAACGGCAAACATGGTTCCCATTTTGCCCGTTTCGTCGGTTACGTTGTTCGTGTAGTGCAAAACCTTGTTGTCGTACTCCATGCGCTTGTTTACGTCGTTGTAAACGCCATGTTGCGCAAGTTTACGAATAAGGCTATCAACCCCGGCGTTGGCGATAATGTGGATATATTCCGGGTAACAGTTAGCCCGCATAATCGGGTTAATATCGCCCAAAATCTCGGTCGCCATTTGGGTTGGAACCTGTACCGCGTTGCCCACCTTCTTGTAGTTAAGCAACGTTTTGAACACCTGTGTTTTGTTTGTATCCAATGCGGCAACGGCTCCGGCGTCCAATTTGTCCGCCAAAGCCCGGCACGTCTTTTCCATTTTGCGCAAAAAGTCGTGTTCGTAGGAAATTTCGTTGTTCATGTAGGCGGCGGGAACCATTGTAAAGCCAATGGCATAAGTCGCCCAAGCAACCGTTACCAATGCGGACGTATTTTCATCGTCAGCGATAACGCACGAACGGACATTGCTAACCTGTACATCGCCGTCGTAATTGATAACGGGTACTTGTACCGTGTTACCAATGGACGCAAACGCACGGTTACGCAAATTGGGGTTAATGATTGAGGACGGGGCGTTGGTTTGCTCAATGAAAAAATCCAATGCGCCATACTCACACGGGCGGGTCATATTACGGTCTAATTCCGGGTTTTCAATCCGCCAATTTTGCAATCTTGTTGCTACTAATGACATAATGTTAAAAATTTAATTGTTATTAAATGCGGGTTTACCCTTTACCCGTGATTGTTTACTTTTCCGGCAATGCGGCAATATTGTTGTCCTGCCATGCCTGTTTCATTGCGGCGTCGAACTTTTCGGAACCCGCCGTTAAACCCTGCGCCATAAGGTTTGCGGCGATTGCTTCGTAAGCCTCGACACGGGTTTTTGCGCCCGTTATGTCAATGGTTGTTCCGCCACCACCGCCGGAACCGCCCGCCGGGGGAACCGTTCCGCCGCCTCCGGCTTGGCGTCCCTTATCCAAAATACCCATTGTTTCCAATTCCTTTGCCAACAGGTCGCCGGGGGTGTACGGGTTCAACTGATTGTTCGGGTTACGCATAATTGCGCCGCTTTCGTCCTTAAAAGCAAGGATTTTACCGCCTTTTCCGTCGTCGATATATTCGGGGTTCATACCCTTAATTTTGTCGATTGCTTGCGCTAACAAAACCTTTGTTGCGCTTTCGGGCAATCCCGGTTTGAATTTCAACCCGGCGGTTGCGGTCTGCAATGCACCCTCGATACGAACGCCGAACAACTCCGTTTGGAATTTCTTTTCGACTTCATCGTACTTGCTTTTGAGGTCGTTAAACTGCGTTGTTACCGCCGTTAAATCGGCTTTCGCCTGTTTCAACGCCTTTGCCGTTTCCGCATCGGTCGCACCGTCGGCAATTGCCTTTTCCAAACGTGCCTTTTCTTTCGTCAGACTGTCGATTTGGGTTTGCAATGCGCTTGCGCTTTCCGCTTTGGTTTTGAACTCGGCGACCACACGTTTTGCGTAATCAAACGTCTTTTCGGTTCCGTTCTTTGCGATACCGGACGCCGCCAAAATATCGGCATCCAATCCGCCGTAAATTTCGCCCGTCTTTTTGGCGATAACGCTATTTTCGTCGTTGGCGGACAATGTTGTAATTGCCGCAATTTGTTCGTCCGTCAAACCGGACAAAGCCGCATTTGCAATTAAAATTTCTCTCGTTAACATAATATTCTTACCCTTTGAATTAATTAAGTGCGATTGCTGCTACTTCTCCGCTGTTTGCGTTAATAATATCAATTGTGTATTTTGGGGAATCCCCGGTTGTGTCAACCAACCAACTAACAACACGTGCATGGCTGATTTTCTTTTCAACCTCTTTTGTTACCAAAATGACGTCGGTAATTGTTCCGCCCTCAATACATTCAATCAACTTTTTCTTTGTGTCGTCATCCAATGCGACGGCGGTTGTTGATACTTCAATAACCAAATTGTCCTGCTGTGCAATCTGTGCCATAATCGTATTTTTAATAGTTTAATACTCTGTTACTTTTTCGCTCCGGGTTTGTCCTCGGCTTCTGCCTTTGCCTTTGCATCGGCTTTGGTTTCTTTGGCGGGTTCCGCCGGGATAACTCCCGCCGCTTTCAATTCCGCCAAAATTTCAGCCTTTAACGCCGCTTTTTCCTCGGCTTTGGCTTTCGCCTCGGCTTCTGCCTTTGCCTTTGCATCGGCGGCTTTTTCCTCGGCGGCTTTCTGCTGTGCGGCGGTTCGTGCCGCTTTTTCCTCGGCTTGCGCCTTGACGTACTCGTTGGGGTCGTGCAATACGGTAATCGTGTAACCCTGTTTTTTCAGTGCGTCCAAAATGCCGTTTTCAAACGACTTTTTGCCGAACTTTTGGATACGGGGAACGGATAAGCGTTTGCCCGTTTCGCTGTCAAACTTTCGTACCTCAATAACGCAATGATACAAATGTTGTTCGTTACTCGGTACAATGTAGTTTTCGGGGGTGACGTCGGTAATTGCGACGTCCTTTGTTTTACCATCGTTTACTTTTACTCTCATAATTTAATTTATTTATTAAATTTCCAAATATAATTTCCGGCTGTTTTATACCTACCAATACAACATGCACGTATATTTTGATATGCAATTCCTGTAATAGTTTGAGCATCTGTTAATGTCGCATAAGTAGCAATATAATTACCACTTAAATCATATTGATTAACAGAAACTCCACACGCTTTACGCATTGCACGCTTTCGGTTAATAATTGATAAGTCAAAATTAGCGTTCTCTTTTGGAGTACACCAACGTAAATTATCAATTCTATTATCCGTTTTAATACCGTTGATATGGTCTATATAATTTTTGCCGTCAACTTTAACTAAAAATGTTTCAGCAACTAATTTATGAACATGATATGTTTTTTGTTTGTGGTTAGCATATAAAGATAAAACAGCATAACCCATATTGTTGATATAAGGCTTTAGTAATTTGATTTTCCCTTTTTTCAAACTACGGATACGCCCTAATGTACTAACTTGGTATATGCCGGAATAACCTTGTATATCCTGCCAAACCTCACTACTTAACATTGTGTTCGTTTGCGTAATCATTAAATTTACTTGTTATTACTGAAATCTTTTTGTCGAATGGTATTTGCGTTCCAAACTCCAAAATGTTTGTATTCTCCCGTTCAAACCTGCGGACAAAGTTAGCGAAATTCAACTTTATACGCAATTCATTCTCCGGGATTAAGTTACGCCCGTACAAATCCAATACCTCGTTCCGGGTCAAATGGCGGTACGGCTCCAACTCTGCCAATATCAACATACGTTGCAATTGGGTTGGGTTGTTCCGGTACTCCGTTTCGATAATCTGATTTTGTAGGGCGTCCAATTCTGCCTCACTTGCGCCGCTTTCCTTTGCCGACTTGTAACGGTTCCGCAACTCGCTTGCGTCGTACAAATAGAACTCCGTGCCGTAATTGACTTTTGCAGATACGAACATATTGCCGTATCGCAATCGGCAAACCGTTTCATCGACGAACTGTTGGGCGGCTTCAAAGCCTTTTTTCACTCGGTTTAATACCGTGTTTTGGCTCTCAAATGCGGCTTTAACCTGTTGTTCGTTGAATGCCTCCCGTTGGGTTACTTCCTCGTTTTGTCCGACGACGGCGGTAATAATGTTTTCCCGCAATCGCTTTTCTTCCTCAACGTTATAATCCAAACTTGTACGGTCAACGGTCAACATTTGTACCGGGTTCCGCAAATCGGGTTGTTTGTCCCCGTCCGGTATCGGTATTTCAACAAAGGAACCCGCCCCGGTAATCCGTTTGTCGCCGCACTTGGGGCAACGCATCAATAACCCGGCTTGGTCTAACCTGTAATACCCTTGTTTGTCTTTCAAAAATCCACCGTCGCAATAATCGCCGTTTTCGGCGTTTGTAAAATCGCACGATTGTTCGTAACCGGAATATATCGGGTACGCCCCGTACATATCCAAATGCCGCTTCGATATATGGAAAAACAAAAACCAATCCAACGCCTCCAATTCTTTTGTTAGCGGGGATTGTTTAACGTCCGGTTCTCGCAAATTCATTGGCTCGTTCCAAAAGAAACGGGCGGGGCAATAGCGCAAATCGTGTGGGTTATCAACCAATAATTCGCCTATGTTGCCGCCGTCGTCCTCTGCAAATACTCGGTATCGTTCATCGTCAATAACTGCAATACGTTTATCGGGTTGGCGGAAAATTATCCAATCCATAACCCCGGTTGTCCGGTTTGCCTCAAAGGTTATGACGCTTTCGATAGGTAGCCAATAAAAATACGGGGTCGGGTATCGGTCGGCGGGGTTTTGCTCGGCGGGCAAATCAACTATTAAGACGCTGTTTATTTCCGTCTTGAAAAACTCCCAACCTTTTGTATTCCAAATTTCCGGCTCCTTTAATACATCTTGGCGGTAATACTCCCAATCGTCCCGTTGTTCCGTGTTTTGAAATTGATAGTTGAACGCCGGGTTACGACCGTCGAAAATACGGCTTAACTTATCAAAACAAATGCCCGTTACCTCGTTGGTACGAACGGGGTAACGGAACAATGTTTTGAAGATTTTGAATTTATCGCGCGGGATAAGATTTTGAACCCATGCCAAAAAATCGGTCGTGGGTAAACACATTAAGGGCGTTACGTTGGTTTGGGCGTGAAATTTAATGCGGTTTTGGTGTATGACCGCTTTATTTATCGTCGCCTTTTTCCTCGGTTCCGTTATTTCCTTTCTTATGCGTTTTATATCTAATCCCATTTTCTTTGCTAAATTCAAAAGGTGTTTTTTCGGGCAACTGCCAACCGCCATTGTTAGGCATCCGCAACAGGCGTTCGGCGTGGTTAATCTCAAATTCTTCGGTCGTGTTAAGGGTCGGACACTCCAACACGACCTTTGTAACTTTCGCCGTCATTACTTTCATACGGGTTTCAAATCCGTAAGCGGGTTAAACGTCGGGGCAACAATCGCCAAATCGTCCGACCAATTCGGCAAAAACGACCATTGTATTGCGTTGCTGTCCGGGGCTTCCAATCCGCCCAACGTCTTATCGCCGATAAACAACGAACGTATCGGTATCGGGTAAAATGTACCCTTCGTTGTGGCGTCCTTAATGGCTCCAATTGCGCCGTTTTCGTCGAAAATGAAGATACCCAAATTGTCGCCCCAACTTTCGCATTGCATTTCCTTTAATGCCTTGATAACCTCCTGCGGGGCTTTGCGGATAACTCCGGTAAACGGGGTTGGTTCACGTCCAATAATCTCTTCGACGCCTCCTAACGTTTCGTTACCGCCTCCAAAGGTGCGGGCGGCTCCCGCCTCGGCGGTCGGGGCTTGGATATACGGCGAAACAACTATTTTCGTGCTATCCACCGCCGATAACAGGAGCGTCCATGACGCTAACTCCGTAATCGCTTTTTCACTCGTAAAACTGTTTTTGGTTCCGTCGTCTTTCATAAGACGTTGAAAAGCCACTTTCTGAACCTGTCCGAAACTTTCCGAACACTTAATTGCGGGTACATCGGGCAACGCCGCCCCCGCCGGACATTTACAAATCATACTTCTTTGTTTTTAACGTTAAAAATATTATTACTTTCTCCGGGGCTGTCCCTTTGCCCTCTCGTTCGGTTACAAAGTTATAAACTTTTTCCCGGATAATCTTGCATATCTCAAAAATATTGCTAATTGCGTCGTCTTACGCCTCGGTTTGCGTGTGCGTATGGCTGTATATTGCCGTCCGCAATCTCCTTTTCATATATCCCGGTCAATCCGTCCTCCGGGTCGTCGTGCGTATTGGCTCCGAAATTGCGCAAAAATCCGGTTACATGGTCGTAAACGGCTTTGTACCGGGTTTCCCAACCGAACGGCATAATTATATGTTGATTAACCATTGCGGACGCTGTTATTATCCGGCTTTCCTTGTTGCCCCCTTGATAAAACGGGTCGGTAATCGCCCGGACTTTCTTTTTGATAACCTTTTCGTAACCCGCACCACCGTTGTTGCTCTCAACCCACGCTTTTTGCGTCCCGTTCCGGTTAATCATCGCCGGGACGGTTACGGTTGTAACGTCCGTATTTTCGTCCGTCATTTCCATATCTGTAATAAGGGCAAACAATATCGGCTCCATGCGCTTTGTTTTCTCGTTGAAAAACAGATTGTCGGACTTATACACGTCATACGTTGCGGCAAACAACAGGTCGTCGCCCTCATCGGCAACGTCAATGTATGCGCCGGAACGAATGTACGTGCCGTAATCGGATTTTTCGACCCACGTTTTGAAAGGTTGGTACAATCGACCCTCGGCGGAACCGGGGTTGCCTTGATACAGGCATTGAAATTGCACCGGGTCTAATGCCTTTTGCGCTTCCAACTTTTGCTTACTGTGTCGGCTTTCCCATAATGCCGCCCCCGGTTCCCGTGGGTCTATCTCGGTCGGTTCCCCGGTTTTCAACCCCTCAAAGTTTATGCGCACCCACGCCCCCGGCGTTACGTCCTCCAAATCCGCCCAACACTTAACATCAATAATCGTTTCGCCGCTCTTTTCAATGCGTCCTATCAAATCGTCGTCGTGCCAACGGGTAAATACAATCAATTCTTGACTATCATTGTGTAAACGGGTGCGTACAACGGTCGTGTACCATTTCCACGCCGCCGCCCGTACTATCGGGCTGTTACCCTCGGCGTAATCTTTATACACGTCGTCCAATATCGAAACGTCCACGGTTTTAGACGTCAGCGAACCGCCACGACCGACGACACGCAACGACCCCTTACGCCCTACCATTTCGATAACATCGGAATTGCGCAAATAGGTATTAGCCATTGTTACGACGTTTGACCCATTTAAGTACGTGCCGGGGAATAATTCACGATACCGGGGCGTGTCGATTATTCGTTGAACGTCCCGGTTAAAATCCCGTGCGATTGTCGCCGCATACGAACCGATACATATTTTGCGGTCGGGGTCTAACCCCAACATAAATGCGGGTAATTTACGGCTCGACCCCTCCGATTTGCCATGTTGGGGCGGTTGTTGTACAATCATCTTTCGTATTTTGCCGTGTGCAAACATATCCAAAAGCGTATAATAAACCACGTGGAAAGGCTCTAATACTAAATCCGGTTGCATATACCGGGCAAAGTTGATAAGGCGTTTACGGGCGGCGGCTTTAACAAGCAAATCCGGTTGTTGCCGGATTGCGTCGTACATCTGCAATAATTGTTCGTTGTTCATTGCTTTGCTCCTTTCTCCCATTTAGAACACGCCCGGCGACCTCGGACAATGTAAAATTCGTAATGCGGGCAACGTAAACAAATCGGGTTCCCGTTTAAATCCCGGTGTCTATGGTCGTCCGTTATCCATTCGGAAAAACGGCACGTATCGCAAATCTCGGTTTGCCATTCCGGTTGCTTGGTTCCCGGACGGGGTGCGGTTATTCTCTTTGCCATTATTGCGCCCCTCCTTTCTCCAACAATGCCTTTTGATATTCGGCGGACTGCAATTTATCAGCCAAAGCAAACAACATATCGTCCGGGATTGCCTTAACATCGTACTTTGGTTTATCGTCGTCGGTCGTGGCGTTATATCCGGGTATCTCAATTTTAACGGGTGCATCAAACCCTAACATCTTTGCCCTGCGTTGCTGAATGTTCAAAAGCAAATCCAAAAACCGGGGGTTCCCGGCGGACGTTTCGGTTGCGGTTTCATTGTACCCGTAATATTCCGGGTCGCCGTCCTCGGCATCGGTTTTGATTGGTCGCCCTTTGTTGGTTTTCTCTTTGGTGCGCATCTTTCCGGTTTTCGACGCCTCCCACGCCTCCCATGCTTGTTGCTCCATCTTATCCAATTTGCGCAATTCTTGTGTAACGTATTCGTCGATATTATCCAACCGTTCCCGTTTCCACTCAATAAGGCATTGTTGCAAATCGTAATAAACCATTTGAAAGGTTATTGTATAACCCATTCCACGCGCGGACAAATCCCGGTTCAATGCGTCCGCAATTTCCCGGTACGAATACCCACGCAAAAACAAATCGGAACAAAACCGAATGTCGTAAATTCGTTGTTCCTCGGAACGTTTATTATAGCCTAATGGCTTCTTTCTCTTTTTCATAGTCAAACCTCCTTTGCCGTCAAATCGTACTCCCATACATAGCCGCCCGCCGTTTTATATACTCCTTTACAACATCGGGTAATCGTTATATTTTTTATTCCCGTTTTTCTTTCCGCTTCCCTTATGGATTTATACCGGGCAATTTCGTTTCCTGCTTTTGAACGTTGTATTACAGCTTTAGCAATTTTATTATGTTTGCCGTTATATGTATTATTATACTGATTATCGCACCACTCCAAATTATTGGCATTATTATTAAACTTGTTTTCGTCCTTATGATTTATTTGTTTCCGGTTATTTAGATTTTGAATAAATGCCATTGCAACCAATCTATGAACCAACAACGCATTTGGTTTACCGGACTTCGATAACCTTACTTGCAAATAACCCTTGCCGCTTATAGTTGGTTTTAGCAACTTGGTTTTTCCTGTCCTCCCATAATTGAGGCTTTTTACATTACCATAATTGGATATTTGGTAATTCTCAAAACCGGGTATATCTTTCCAAACTTCCATATATCTTTTTTTTGCAAAGGTAACAAATGTTTTTCGATTGCAAGTTATTTGCGTGGAATTTCCATTTTAAGAGGCTTTTGTTATTAACTCAATACTTTTATTGTCTTAATGGTTATCTTTCAACCACGGGGTAAATTTACGGGTTTTCCGGGGCATTACCAAACGTTTGTTATCTCATGTATATAAACGGCAAAACCCCGGCGATTGTTTCCGGGGCTTATTGCCTATTGTCCTATACCATTTTCGTATTTCCCATTTGAGCAACGAAAATAATGTTGCGTTCCACGGGGGGTGGTGTATTCCGTTCCCCCTTTCATTTCCTTTATTGCCAAACATACCGGGGCGGGCTTTCCATTTACCGGAAATTCCGGGTTAAAATATCGACACGTTCCGCATATCTTTTCGGGCTTCGATTGTCCGGGGCAATTACTTTTTCCCATTGTTGCCCCCTTCCCTTTTGTTCTTTGCCCGGCGTTTATCCCGTGGGTTCCTTTTCGGCATTTCGACCCGGTGTATTTCTACTTTGGAACCGGGGAACATCTTGCCGAAAAATTCCGCCATTGCTCGCACCTCCTTTGGGACGTCGAACGCCTCCGGCTTCTTATGCTCCGGGCAAATCCCCCGAACCGGGCAATTGTCGCAATCCTCATTCCGCACAACCTCGCCCGGCTTATCGGCTTCTTTGAACCCGTGCCAATTGTCCCTCCGTGCGGACGCTTCGGCGAAATTCTCCATTGCTTCAACTGCTACTTCCGCCAATATGTAATCCGGGGTATCGTTAAAATGCGCCTCCAAAGAATTACGGTTGATAACCTCGGCAATCTCTTTCAAAAATTTTTCTCTTTTGTTCATCGCTTTATTGATTTTTGGGTTTGTACTCTTGGCACGGCATAACGCCGCACGATTGTTCGCATTTGAACGCCTCGCAATAACCGTTCCCGTTGACGTCCTTGTTTGTAAAGTTGGCGCAATTCCCGCATCCCTTATCGCCGGGTTCTTTCGGTACGCTTACGCCTTTCGGCTCAAACTCCCGGTTAAACTCTCTTTCCGGGCGGGTTGTCAATCGTCCGTCCGGTTCCCGGACAATGTAGTACGTTTCCGGGGCGTCAATGAAAATGCCGTTGCCGTCCGGGAACGAATAAACCGCCCGCCCGTTTGGGGTTCTCGGTATCGTCATGGTTCCGCCTCCGGTAAATCTCAACAGGTCGTCCAAATTGTCCCGGCGTACCTGTATTGCGTCAACTTCTAACAACGTGCGGCAATATCGGGTTCCCGCCGTGGCGTCCGGCTCAACTAACCGGGTGCGGATTTGTTCCGGGGATTCCGTCGGGTCGTACTCGACGTTGAAAACAACGGCGGCGTCTAACGTGTGGGTAACTAACAAGCGTTTCCCCAATCGTCCGGCGACTGCCTGTTTTAGTGCTTCAATTGCGTTTTCCTGTATCTCGGTTGTGTCAACCGTGATTTCGTAACGGTCGGGTTTTTCCTCGACCTCCGGTTGGCTTTTGGCAATATCGCCAATCATAACCAACAATTCCGCATCAAACGGGTTTAACTTACTTTCTGTCATGCTCTAATTTTTTATTCGTTCTTACTGTTTTCGGATATGCCAACCGCCAAAATATCGTTTTTCGGTCGGTTCTGTTGTACTTATCGCATTGCCTACCTATTCCGGGGCAATCTTCCCTTTGGATTTTGCAGCGAACGCAACGTTGCGTAAATATTGCAGGGTTGTTGTTGGCTAATCGTGCATCCGCCGCCGTCCATATCTCGGCAATCAATACCATACCCCGGTAAACGCAACGTTCGCCGGGGCTGTATTCTCTATTTGGGTCGAACGATTCGGGTTGCTTTACTCTCATTCTTTGCCCGCTTCGTTTACATAGTCAAACAATGCGTCCAAATCTTCCTTTGCGCCTTTTACGCAAATTCGTACCCTATCGCCGCCCGCTAATGCGGTTTCGACAATCTCACAATTATACCGGGGGGCGTTTATCTGTATCATTGCCGCCGTGGTATTCGTTACAAACTCGTTTCTTTCTGCCATGCTCTCGGATTTTTGAAGTAAATTAAATGCCTCCGTTGGTTCGTTCTCGCTTTGACACGCCCCCAACAAAAGCGTTGCCAAAGATAACAATAAAATCTTTGCTTTCATCGTTTTACCTTTCTTTTAATCCATATAAACCGTATGCCAATGCCGACAAACAATATTTTCGCCTCAATATCAACATAACGGTCGTAACCGTTTATTGCATCAATGGATACCCCAAATTGCCAACTATGATATTGCCAATACTCACGGGCGTAAACATAGACGCCGACCCGCCCAACGTGTATGCCTGTTTGGACGGTGTGTTTGTCCTTACTCATTGTGTGCCTCCTTTCTTGCTAATTCATAACCCTTTTTATCCATTACCATTGCCACGGGGTACGGCAATATACAATCTTTGGTATAAACCAAATTGTAAATCCCCAATTGCCCCTTAACCGGAAATTCAATAATCCGGCGGGGGTTGCGCATCAACCACCCGTACCCCTTTGTTATTTTCGCCCTCTTTTCCTTTGGAATCCGGGTGTTTTCCCAATCCTCCGGCGTAAACTCTTTTATCGGCTTTACGTCGTACAACTCAACCAATCCCAAAGTAACGCCGCTTTCCATTCCCGGATAAACCGGGGACGCTGCGGAACATATCAGCACGTCGCCACGGTATGACGTGTTTTTGCTCCGAACTTCAATTGTCTTTTTCCCGTAAACAATACCGTTTTCGTCCTTGTACGCCTCCGTTACCAAATCATTTGCGTATGGCTGTTTTACGGTCAACGCACGCCAACGGTCGTGCTTTTCCGGGTTGTAATCCTTATTGCTGTACTGCATATTTACTTTTTATTTTCGGGTTCCTCGGTTTCGTCGTCGGGTTCCGGGTAATGGATAAATCCAATTTGCCGGACGTTTTGGATTGGCTCGTAAATGATAACGACAACATCGCCGTCCGTCCTTACTCCGACCAATCGGCAATCGGCGGGAACCTCAACCCGTATTTCACTTTTCATTGTTAAACAAATCCCAATTAACAGGGACACAATACCCCGGCAATTCTCCCCGGTCAATCCCCAACGGATTAACAATACTATCTTTCCAATAGATACGGGGTTGTTCCGGGCGTCCCTCCCAATGTTCCGTAATCGTGTCGTAAATCAATCGTATTTCCCGTTTCGGATATTTGCCGCCGCTCTGCAACCCGATTTTATACAGGTCAACGAACGGATACGACAATTTGATTATCCCAATTGCCCGGTCGTACATTCCCGGCGGGATTGGCTCCACGCTTGCAAAGGTGCGGAACCCGTGGCGTTTTGCCCGTGCCAACACATTAACCCGCATCATATTTGGGTCGGCGTTCGGCTCCAATTCGTCGCAACCTGTCAACGTTGCGCCCAAAGCGATACGGGACACGTCCCAACCCTCGGACGCCTCGGCAAAATCAATGAAGCGGTTCAACCCCTCGGCGCATTTGCTCAATATCTTAACCGGGACGCCGTGGCGTTGGCATACGCCGACCGCTTGACGGGTCAACCGTTCCGTTTCCGGCAACAACGGGTCGGTCGTGAACGAAAAGAATAACCCCGTTTTCTGCAATTCCTCCTTATGCGCCAACAATTCGTTTTTGAAAATATCCAAAGCGTATGGATATTCCCGCAACGTCTTTTTCAACTCCGGGCGACTGCCTCCCAATACCTTTGCGCCACGACCTTTGCGCAAATAACAGTAAGTACAACCGTTGGAACAACCGACAAAGAAATTGGCGGCGTTCTCGGCGTATTCCCCGGCTTTACCTTTTGGGCTGTAAATAACCCGTCCGTTTATCGCTCCCATATCGTCAACGGCTTAAAATGGTAAATCGTCGTTTCCGTCGGGGGCGGGTGCATCCGGCACGGGCGGCGGCGGTACTTGCGCCCCGGCTCCGGTCGCTTTCGGGGTCAACATTTCCATATCGGTTGCGACTATCTCGGTAACATACCGTTTGACGCCTTGCGCATCGTCATAACTCCGGGTTCTCAATTCGCCCTCAATATACAGTTTGTCGCCCTTTTTGACGTACTGATTGGCGACCTTTGCCAACCCGTTTTGCAATACGACGTTATGCCATTCGGTACGCTCCGGGATTTGCCGCCCGTCCTTTGTGGTATAATCTCGTTTCGTGGTTGCCAACGAAAAGGTCGCCACGCAACCCCCGTTGTCGAACTCCCTAAAATCCGGGGCTTTCCCGGTATGTCCCATCAAAATAACCTTGTTTACACTCATACAAAAAACGCTTTAATTATCCAAACAATGATACTATACAACGCCCACATATAAGACGCAACCGTTAACGTCACGAACGTGTATAACGCAATTTTATATCCGGTTTTTGATTTTATTTTCATGTCACTTGAATTTTACGCAATCCAACAAATATTGTTTCTTATTGTCCGACCATCCGGCGGCATGGTTTATCGCTTTTCGGTCGTCGTCGTGTACGAACTCACAAACCCAACCGCCGACGCTTGATTTTTGAACTAATCGAACCAATTTACCAACAATGAAAGAACGCAATTTATAATAACTTGAATTTTCGCCAACAAACAAAACCCGTCTTTCTGCATTTATTTCGGGCAGATTTTCGATTTGCGGGCGTTTCTCCCTTTCCGGGTACCTTTGTACCCTTTTAAAATCATTTTGGATTGAACGGCGGGAAATTGCCCCGTAATCGGGTGTTCTTTGTTTCGTTCTCATAATTTATATTTTTCTTTTTCTTCTTCTGTCCAATCTTTTTTAGGTTTTAAAGCCATAGGGTGCGTTTCCCTATTATATCTTATTTTTGGGTTACAAAGACAATTTTTACATTGTTCACATTCTGACGGTTCCATAGAACCGTATTCTTTCGCATACTTGCAAAGAAAACAATCTTCATCCATTTGTTGAATTAAGCTTATTTGCCTTACTATATTTCTTACACAAGCATCTAAATCAATAAAATCTGTATATCTTTTATCTTGTGTTTCTACCGTATATCTATCAACAAACCTTATTCCGCTGTTTCTTTCATCATCAATGTCTTTAATTCCCTCGTCTTTCAATTTGCGTGATATATTTAGCTGTCTAAATTCCAAAATATCATTCAAAAAATCATTAAGCCATTTTTCAAAATCTTTCCACGTGTTCCATTCAAATATTTTGAATGTATCTTTTATACTCCCGTTACAATCGGGCGTTTCATCGCACCACTTATTAATTTTTTGAACTATTTTATTTATACCTTCCGGGTTATGATAAGGGTGCATTTGATATATAACACCTACTACTGAATTTATAATCAGTTTATTTGTAATTCTAACTTTGCTCATAATTTCAAAATTTGATACTCTTTCTTTAATAATTCTATAACCTTAACGTTTCCGGGATAAATGCGCATATTTTTACGGTCGCCATTTTCCCAACGGTTGTGCATTTCAAAACAAAGGATATTGATATTGCGGGGGTCGTGCGCCATTTCCGGGTGCGAACCCCTCGTTAGGATATGCGAACAATAAACGGCGGAATAACTCGACAACGGGCGCAATGTTTCCTCGCATTGGTGCGGCTTATGTTCCCAAATCCACCTAAAAAACCGTTCGTTTGCCTGTGGGATATTCCCACGACCAAAAACGCAATACCCGAACAATTCCCGTTGGATTTCGACACGCAACCGAATATCCATTGTAAACCGCTTGTAATCCAATAGGGGGCAAAACCCCCTATCGGTTACAAATTGGTATTCTTCCCGGTCTGTTAGCAATATCGGCTCCATTGCTTACATATCCGCCGTTTCGTCCTCCGGGTCGTCCTCGTTAGCCGGGTCGCCGACCTCCGGGAACAATCCGTCCTCCTTTTCCGGCTCTGCGACCAAACCCGGTGCGGGTTCGCCGTCAGCCCCGAACAATTCCAATTGCGCCTTTTTGCCTTTGAACAAAAATGCGTAAACCTCGTTTTCAATGTCCGCAACGATTGCTTCCAATTCCTCCTCAAAACCGAACGTTTCGGTATTGAATTTCAGACGGGGCGAATTTATCGCCGTCTTTTGGTTGTTGGATACCGTGAACAATCCCGTAAGGACGACCCCAACGTTATCGTCTTGACCGGAATAGGACACGCCCCGAACCTCTATGTTTTTCAACATTTCGTCGGCAAAATCCCGTGATAACTCGCTTTGCTTTTTGGTTGCTTTGAAATCGGACGTTTCAACCATTGAAAGAAAGGACGTAATATTAAAAATCCGTCCCATGATTGGGCGCAAACGGTCGAAACAATCCCGCAAATCCGGGTGTATGTCCTTTGCACTTTCGACGTGGTATTTGTTCGCGTAACTCTCATTGCCGATTGTTTCGGTAACTTCATAATGCACGTCTAACCCGCCGTCCTTTAATGTCTTTACTTTCGACAATGCAAACGTCTTTTCACTTGGTATTAACATAACGTTTGCGGCTTTTTTTTCTTCGTTCATATTATAATATTATTTGTCGCCGGGAATCCGCCCGGCACGGTTTTAATCAAAATTCGTTTTCGTCCAACAATTCCCGTGTCTTACTATTCGACGGAACCGCCGGGCGTTCCGGTTCCGGGGTTGGTTCCGGGACGGGTTCCCCGGTTCCGATTGGTTCCGTTACCGGGTTGGGGTCGTGGAACTCAATATTGCGCCCGCCTTTGGGCTTTTCCGGCTCAAATTGGGCTTTGAGTTGTTCCGCCGGGTATTCCTTTTGCGCTAACTCAATAATCCCCAAATTAACCAATTCCGGGACGCAACGGCGCAACGCCCTTATGTCCTCTAATGCGTCATGCGCCGGGAATGTTTCGCCGGGGAATAACTTACTATATAATTCCTCTAATTTGGGATATTTTCCCGGTCGCCCGTTTGAATACAATGCGCCGACAAATTTAATAGTTTTCATCATTGTATCAATGCGCTTTCCCTTGTGCAATGCGTCCTCGGCTTTGGCGTCGTAATACTCTTTGCCGCAATAACGCAAAATGTTCGCTTTCAACATCGACGTATCGAAATAAATGTTGTGCGCACATACAAGCGGTGCGGCGGCGGCATCCGTCAAAAATTCGTCGATAACCTCGGCAAACGGTACACCCTCGGCAATTGCCCGTTCGGTCGTTATTCCGTGTATTGCGGTTGTTTCCGGCGGTATCTCGTAATTGTCCGGCTTAATTATAAAACTGCGTTCTTTGTCGCCGAACGCCCACGCCAATTGTACGACGTGCGGGAATTGGTTAAAATCCGCATCCCATTTCAAACCCTTTGCGGGTACTCCTGTTGTTTCGCAATCGAAAAAACAAATGTCTTTTAATTCAAATTTCATACTCTCGTTACTTTTTTATTCGTTAAATAATCGTTTTTGCCCGTCGTCGTTGGGCGTTTGCTCAACATATTTTGCCCGTGTAATCCAAACGCACCCGCAACGCAAACACTTTATCCGGCTGTAATGCTTTGGCGTGTATTCGTGGCGAATAATCCGCCAACCCGCCAACGGGTAATTCTTACGCTTTCCGTTACACTTGCAAAACATACCTTACAACGTTCGGGGGTCGTCAATATACGTGTTGTATTCCTCGGCGGCAATCTGTTTGAGTGTTTCGATATGCTCGATTAACTCGGCGTTCGACAATTCCGCCACGGTGCGCAATTCGTGGGAATATTTCCCGGTTTCCTCGTTGACCCGCTCGACGTACATAATTGGGGAAAACTCCCGCAACCTCCGTTCCGTTTGTTCCTCCGTAAGACGTTCGCCCGCCTCCCAAATGGCGTGTCGGAACGTGGGTACAACATAGTTGAAATAATAGCCTTTCAAAGCCTCGGACGAACCGGGCGACGCAACAATAAACCGGGCAATTATCCGGGAACCTTTCCAACCCTTGAAAAATTCGTTTAATTCGCCCATGTACATTGCCAACCCGCCGTTATTATTTATCGTCCCCGTTGCCGTTATTTCTCGCTTTCTCATCGTCGATTAACTTTTGCATTGTGATATTAAACGCTGTCATTCCAACCGCACGGATAAACGCCCGTTCGCTCGACGAATACCCGGTTGCGACCTTATCCAAAACTTTTGCGAAAAGAATAACGAAATTTCCCGGTTCCCAATGCTCGGTATTGTGCATACGGTCGATAACGTGCGCCCGCAACCTCGTATTATTCCGGGTCGCATCCTCACGAGCTTTCTCCCGGTCGTTCCAAAGGCTCGTTAATTGGCGTTTCACGTTCTCAAAAAACAACGGCATTTTCAACACGTCGGAAATACTCAAATCGGCAACCGGGGTCGGAACGGCGGCGGCGGTTCCTTTGTTGACCCCATACCCGAACAACGAAAAATCGCCTTTTGCCGGGTCGTCCGGGAACACCTCGGCGAAACGGTCGGTTATCTCAATGGCGGTGCGCAAATCCGGCGTCCGGCGTTTCGTCAATCCCAACCGGATTGCCTGTTTATGTACGTGGGTATCCAACGGGATAATCAAATTACGGGGGTCGCATACGTCCCACAATCCAAAGTCAACCGGGGAACCCTTGCGGCACATCCAACGCAAAAACAGACACAACCGTTTACAAGCGGATTGCGTTTCAAAATCCGGGATACCATTCACGGAACCGAACAAAGATTGCAGCGTTGCCAATGCGGTTTCCCCGTTCGTTTCGTGCGCTTTCTTTATTGCCGCCTCCATGTTTTCCGCTGACGTGTAAACATCATACAGACGGGCGCAAAGGTCGTGAAAATCGCCAAACGTAAACGTCCGGTACAAACAATCGGTACTCCCTTTGTATTGCTCCCATTCGGGGCGGTTCCCCCGCTCAACCGTATTGCCGACAATGTAATGATACGGTTCGCCCTTGAAAATTTCCCGGTCGATAAAATCCGCCTTTTTGATTATCTGTTTACGGTTTCCCCACGCAATCCACGCCGTAACAAAGGCGGATATTTCGATATTTACCCGGCTATCGTAACGGTGCGGGATTTGCACCGGGTCGGCGTTGATAAAATCGGCGGTTTCGTATTGTTCCGCCCAACGTTTCAAATTTTCGTTCAATGTATATGCCATTGTTTTTGCTATTAAGGGGGAACGGGAACCCGTCCCCCCCGGTTAATTACTCCGTTTCGCTGTATTCCTCAATAATTAAATCGTCCTGTCCTCGTTTGACTTCCTCTATAAATCCTTGATACCCTTCTTTCCGGGCTAATTCGATAAGGGATTGCAGACGTTTTGCGCCCAAACTTTCGCCCCTCGCAATGCGGAATACCTTAACGGTCGGATTGCTTGCGATAATCAATTTTGCGGCAACCTCCATTATCTGACTATCCGACACTTTCCCGGCGACAAACGGCACACCGTTTAACTCCAACCCGTCGTCCGTGAACGTCAACCCGGCAATCGGCAATTCCGATTTCGCAATAAGGGTTTCCCGCTCTTTGAGCAAATCCGACAACTTTTTTTCGTGGGTTTGGGCGACCTTTTCGGCGGCGTCCTTTTGCTTTTTCTTCGTCAGATAGTCCACAACCAACGCATTGATTTTGTTGTGTTCCTCGGCTTGTTTGAGGCGTTCGGCTGTATCCAAATTCTCCGGGTTGTTTTCCTCGTACTTTGCCAACCATGCGGCGGCGTTGTTCTTACGGGTTTCGTAATCGGCTTTATCCGTTTGGATTTGCGCCAATGTTTCGTCGTATTTGTCGGCGGCGGCTTTCGCATCGGCTTTGCTCTTTTTCTTTGCCTCTTCCAATGCCTTTTTTGCCTCGGCAACAATCCGGTCGTATTCGGCTTGGGCTTCCGCCTCATACTTTATTGCGGCGTCAATCTCTGTATTCTTGGTTTCCTCGGCGGCTTTGATACGACCGGGGATTGCCTCCAATTGTTCCGTCCGGGTTTGCAATGCGGTACGCACGGTTTTCGCTTTCTCAATCAACCGGGCGTTCTCGTTTTGTTCCTCCATTAAATCGGCAATGTCGATTTTCTCGGCATACGTTTTGACGTCGCCCGGTTTCAACTGCTTTTCGGCGGCGGCGCAAATGGTCGTGTACGTCTTGACCTCGGCGTTGGCGTCCTTTCTTTTCTCCTTAACGGTCATAACCTCGGCGTCAATCTCGGCAATACGTTTTTGCACATTCTCCGGCAACAATGCCCGGACGTATTGCACTTGCTTTCGGCGACCCTCGGCGGTTTCAGACCACCGGGAAAACTCCACGGCGTCAAAATCCGTATATCCGAAAACCTTTTGCAACATACTTACGTTATCCGACCGCATCCCGGTTGTTTTCTGTTTGATTGATAACGTACCACGGGGGTTGGCTTTGGTAAACCGCAATTCAACGTCGTATTCCTCGCCGTCGTCGCCGACAACCATTTTGGCAAACCCTTTGTCCTCGCCATTACGCAACACGGCGTCCCGGTTCCCGGTCAACAACGCCCCGATTGCCTTTAATAGCGTGGATTTTCCTAACTCATTGTCCCCGGTAATGAAATATACATTACCCTCAAAATCTGCGTTGAACTCCTTAATTACTTGGAAATTCGACAACTCTAATTTTTTGATAATCATTTTATCGCTCTTTTTATGCCGGGGTTGCCCCCGGCGGTTACTACTTATTTGTTTGTTAATATCATTCTTTGGTGTATCATGCTTTGCACCTTGTTAAGCGCATCCCGGTTGGCGTCAACCTCCGACCGGGTGCAATCGGCAATAAAGTTTTCCAAACGCTTATACAGGTCGTCCAACTCTTTTGCCGTCATTGCATGGCGAACGGCTCCCAATTCGTCCTTATCCATTTTTGCAAATTCGTTTAAGGGTTTCCAAATCGCAACGTTTGGGGTCGTCGGCGTTCTTTGTCGCATCAATTAACGGCATATCATTTGTTTTTGCCGTCCAACTTTTACCCGTAACGGGCGACGTGTAAGTTACTTTGTAATGTCCGTACCCGGCAAACTCAAACCGGAAATCGCTGATTGTTGTTTTCGCTCTCATTGCTTTTATTTTTTTAGCATTACCGGGAAAACGCCCGGTCGTTGTTATTTCATGCCACAAAAATACGGGGAATATTTTAATTACCAAAATTTTTTCTTTTTATTTTCGTGTTAGGGCAAAAAAAATCCCGATACGGCGCAAGTCGTACCGGGATAAAATCAAAATAATTTCATTTGCGTATCTGTTAAGACGGCAATAACGCCGTCAACTTTTTGTTCCCATGCCGTCCGGGTTGCAATCTTTTCCGGCGTTGGGTTCCGTTCGCACCTCCGTTGGTTGTGGCGCATCTGTTTAACCATGTACGCCAATTCTTCCAACGTTATTTTCGCCGGATTTTCGATTTGCGGGCTTTTGTTTTCGTCTGCCATACTTTTACCCATTCAAACAAAATAATCGAAAAACGGGGCTTAAAATAAACGGTCGTGCATCGGGGCGGGCAAATTCTCCAAAACCCAACGGGGGTTGTTGTGCAAAATGTACCGTCCAAAGTGCATTATCATAAGGGCGTCGGCGTTCCACAACGTCGCCTTAACATCGGGGTAATAATCGGCGGCGGCTCGTTGGTATCGCTTTTTGCGCTCCGGCTTTTCCTCTCCCTTAACCCGCAATTTCAATTCATTTTGCCATTTTTGGGGGTGTACCAAAACAAACGGTACGTCGCACATGGCAATTATCGCTTTCAGTTTCTCGAACTCGGATAACAGTTTTTGAACCCGGAACGCCTTACCGGGGTTGTCGTTCACGTCGTCCGGGCGCAATTGAACCTTTTCGACGAATACCAACGGGCGGCAAATACTTTTCATATAATTAAACCATTGCCGCAACTCCATAAGGTCGCCCGGCATTTTTATTACCTCGGTTTTATGGTTCGGACGCCAAACGGCAATCCCCCCGGTTTTTCCGGGGTCAATCCCAATAATACAATCAATCGTTATTTTGTTCATTTCCAAAAATCTAAATAGTTATCAATCTGTAATTCGTCGGCAATCATTCGGTCAAACGTCCGGGCAATCTCTTTGTCCCTCGCTATCTCATACGCCGTAAAATCCAACTCCGGGGCGTCGGTTCCCTTACGTTGGACGTGGTACGCCTCGTACTTGTTGACGAACCCACGGGCGACACGTTGCATATATCGGGCAAATGCTTGTTTGCGGTCGTCTTCGGTTCCGGCAACCTCATTGGCAAAACCCAACTTTCGCAACCAATCATAAATTAACATTCCGTCAGTAATCCCCAACACAAACCGCCCGGTATATTTGTATTGCAAAAATACCTCCCTACATCGGGCGACGGCTTGATTGTGGTAATACCGTTTTTCCTCCGGTGTCAATTCCTTTTTCGGCTCCGGCAATGCCTTATACGCTTTATGTATAACCCCGTTTTGTTTCCGGCGGTATGCGTTCAATATCTTTGCGAAATAATCGGCGTTAAACTGTTGGTAATGCTTTTTGTCCGGATTGCCTTGGCTGTCTTTCGGCAAATAGTCGTCCAATTCCCCGGTTGTCGCCAACTCAAATGCCAACTTAATATCCGCCAATGTCATTTGCGAATAGTATTTTTTGAGTATATCCAACAACCGGGTACAAATGTACGCCCAATCTTCCGGATTGGTCGGGATTATATACCCGACGTCCATTGCAATAAACCGGAACATTTGCCCGGTTTTCGCAATCAACGTGCCGTCGTCAATATCGGCAATTTGCATTTTCGTTGAGGCGGCGAAAATGTACTTTTCGACCCCGGATAACGATTTGGCAACCTCCGGTAATTGCAACATTTGTCGGCGTATGTCGATTGCTTTTGTACCGGGCGTTGGGTTGTATATCGCCAACGCCACGGATTGCGTATTTACTGTTTCCGGCAAATTTTCCATAATCAATAATCGTTGTTAAGAAATTCCATTGCGCCCGCTACGTTCAACTGTTTTTGCGGGGCTTGGTATTCCGGTTTCAAATGCAATTTCTTTTTCTCAATGTCGCCCCGGATAAAATTGCGTACCGTCGCAATCCAACCCGTGCGGGTTCGCTTAACTCCCTGTTTGGTTTCCGACCAATCGGCGACCGTGTGGAAATAATAAATCAAATCGACCTTTTCAAATTCCGGCGTCGCAAACAGTTTTTCAAACTCGGAATAATCATTTACGCCGTCCGCCCCGAACTTAACCAATTTGTAAACATCGGAATTGCGAAATATGGACGTTCTTTTTTTATCATTCTGAACCTCCAATTGTTCGTCCGGGAATAAATCCCCGACAACATTGTTGTTGGGGGTATTCTCATTATCATTTATTGTATTATCTATATTATTACTATTATACCCTAAACTTTCGTTTAGGGGTACCCCTAAACTTTCGTTTATGGGGGGCATCAACTTTTGTTTAGGGGTATCAACTCCGGTTAATATCCTTGCTGCCTTTTCGGTAAATGTTAGTAACTCGTAATTTTCACCAAAACAATACAGAGTTTTGTTATACAATTCGCAATTAGGATGTTTTTGTAAAATTCCGGCTTTAATCAAATTATCAATACGCTTTATCATGCCTTGACTTGTCTTTATATTCAATAACGGCATTGCTTCCAATATTAACTTGTGGGAAATCCAAAAATATATTCCCTCCGGGGTGTGCATCTTAACGCAACTTGCACAATTGGCGAAATCTTTTATAAAATCAAAAATCGCCAAATCTATTAAATCTAAATCTAAACCGCTATTAACGGCGGCATATTGGTTTATTAATATCGTGTATTTCATAATATTGATATTTTATAAACATCCGGTTCTGCTACGGGCTGAACTGATTTTATTAATAATCCTTTTTCGCATAACCATTTAAGGCAATCAATTACAGTGCTTTTGTTTATCCCTAAACATTTGGATAAATACAAAATACCCTTTGAATACTCGCCATATCTAACACAATAGGCGTGTATCATTGCATACAACATTAACTTATTACCTTTCAAATGCAATTCGTTAATCCATTTGTTTTTTATAATAAAATCCATAATTAAAATATAAAAGCCCGCAATCCGGGCTACCACACACCGGAAAACGGGCTTTGCGCTAAATAAATTAGCAATACTTTGCAAACGGTGGTAGTCGTTTGTTTTATCGACGCAAATATAGCATTTTTTATTCATTATCCAATTGCTTTGCAGGTTCCCACGCTTTGCGCACTTTCAAAACATTATCCGCACTTTCATTAGGAACCAATGAGACAACAGGAAAGCGGGAACGGTCTCCCGGCTTTTGAGTTGTGGCAAATTGTACGTTCAAATCAAAGATAATGCCTTTGCAAAATCCCCGTTCCTCTAACATACCGTCGAACGTTTCCCGGATTTGCGGAATTGTGGACGCTGTACCCTTTGTTGCAAATTGCCAAACCCCGGCAATACCCCGCACCAACGGAACAATGAAATTAAGCGTTAATGTAACCTCCCAACCGTCGGCGTCGGGTTGTTTGCTTTTCCGGTTCGGGTATCGTTTGGCAATCGACGCCATTAAATTTGGGTATTGCGTAACCGTCAATTCCTCATATTTTTTGCCGTCCCATACTTGGAACGTTTCGCCATCGCCCGCCGCAATCAATCGCCCGTCGTCGTCCCGGTATTCGTAACGCTCGTTACATACTTTTGCCGGGTCGTCGTCCGGGAAAACAATTTGTATTGTTTGCGGCTTTTCGCCGTATGCTTGCGTAAATAACCCGGCATACTTTCCCGTTGGTATGAAATAATCCACGCTTTGCGGGTATCCGTTGGCGTTTTTCATTCCGATTTTTATTTGTCCGACACGGGGCAAAATCAAACGGGATTTTTCCGCCTCAGGTCGTTTTATTCGTCCTTTCATGCTCTTTATATTTCGGGGTCGTCGTTCAACAATCTTTTCTTATTCTCGTTTTTGGGCTTTTTTAGCGCATTTGCGGGCTTTTGTTCCTTTTCCGGTGCAACAGTCCGTTTTTCCGTCTTTCGTCCCGTGGCGGACTTCTTTTTCGCCTCCTTTGCCGTTTTCCCGGTGCGTTTCACAATCTTTGTTTTCTTAATCTCCGGTTCCGGCGTTTGTTCCGGGGCAACCGCATCCGCTTTGACGGTATCGGCGGCGTCCGTGGTTTCGTCCGGGGTCGCCTCTTTGGGGGCTTTCGTCTTAATCAATTCCGCCAAAGACAACGATATTACATTTTGGGACAAATCCGGGTTATCGTCCAAAACAACCATACCATTAACCGCCGTAAATGTATTATCCCGCTTTTCGTCCTCAATGGCGGCAATCTCCAACAGATAGGGGATTTTGCGTATATTGGGGCTTTCGGTTTGCTCTTTCAGATTGTACGACGGTTTTTTGCGCCAATCTTTCGGGCTGAAATTGAAAATACGGTTAACGGGGAATTTCACAAAATTGACGTTCCACATATCCCGGTACATTCCTAATTGTATTTCGCTTTCCTCGTAAAAGCCTTTGCGCCCGCTTTTGAAATCGACAATTGCGTTAATCCGGTCGTCGCTTCCAATCTTTGCCCGCATGGTACACGGGCAATCAATCATTCCGGCATACTTGTAATACGGGTGTACCAAAGCAATTTCAACGGCTAACGGTCGTACATCATAATCCAACACGAATTGCGCAAATGCCAATACGTCCTTTTTCAAATCGTCAGCGTAATAAATAAAGTCGTCCGGCAATCGGTAAACCTCAATATATTCTTTTAATTTACCTTTCAGTCCGTCCAAATCATACGCCCGGTTAATCAATAATTCCTCAAATGCGGCGTGCATAAACGTTCCATACGCCGCCCGTTCGCCTTTGTATCGCTCGGCTTCCTCAATGCCTTTGTTCGCAATCCAATTTATAAGGTGCGGGGCTTTGGGTAATGTTTGGGACAATATGGTTGTAACCGACGGGAAAAACTCCGGGTTCCCGGCGTCGTCATATCGGTAATAATATCGGTGTCCCTTGCTGTTTAACTGCCAAACCTTATACGGGGGTTCAATCAATGTTTTTTCGTCGAAAAACATTGCCGTCATTTCCTCAACCGTCATGCCCGGTATTATCTCAAACACTCCGGTTGGTTTTTCCGGTTGAACCTCAACGAACGGGGGAATAATTGTTTGTTGTTCATCGTTAATCTCCGGGAACATATCCGGGGCAACATTGCCGACGGTTCCCGCAACCTCTTTTACCGGGTCGCCCGGTTTATCGCTCTTTGCTCTCATTACTTGTACTTTTTATATTCTGAAATTCCACATAATACCATTGCGGCGCACATTACCGCCAATAACAATTGCCACGGGTTCCAAAATGCGCCAATCAAACAACATAACTCCAATGCGCCAAACGTAACAATTAGGGCTTTCGCTTGAAATAACCCGGAAAACATGGTTTCGGCGGCGGCTTCCAACCATTCGATAAACTTACTTTTCATTGTTTCCGCCCTCCATGCCAAACAAGTAATCCGCCGAACAATCCAACATTTCGCAAATAATAACGACCCATTCCGGGACAATTCGTTTGGTTGTGCCGTTACACAAATTCGTCATATTTACCTGTTGTGCGCTCTCGCTTGCACCCTCAAAAAGACGGGCGGCAATGTCTTTTTTCAAAACCTTTTTCCCGTTCGCCTCGGAACGGGCGATTGCTTCGTTTACTCTTAATCTCAATGCCATAACTTAAATTTTTTTTGTTAATAACTTGGTTCGTTGCTCTCTTTATATCCGCAATTGCGGCACGTTTTTTCCTCCCAAATCGGGCTATATTCCGGCGGGGTCAAATATCCGTCGCCTCCGGTACGTCTATATTCGCCGTCTGTAACCTCCATTTCCCCGCCACACTCCGGGCAATCATCGTCGCCAATCAATACACATTCCAACAGGGCGTCCAAATGGACGGAACGAACCGGGTAAATACCAATTGCCCGGATAACGTCCACCATTTCCACAACGGTAACATCCCGTTCGTAACAATCGGCGACCGGGAACCCCCAATTGTCGCTTATGTTCTCGATAATCTGTTTGTTGATTAACTCCGTAACGATTGTTTCGGATACTTGGTTGGCTGTTTTCCCGCTTTCGGTCGCCAACATCTTTAATTGCTCACTTTCTTTTATTTTCATATCATTTCCCGGTATCCCTCCGGGTAGGCTGTTAATCTTTTGTTCTGCAAAGGTAGAAAGATTTTTTTAATTACCAAAAATATAATCTTTGTTTTGCGAAATCATTTTTGCCGGGTGCGTGAAATATCCGATTTTTAACCTACCTTTGCAATACCGCATTACCAAAAATCGCTCTCGGTTACTGCGTACCGAACCCTCGGCGTATCTGTTACGTCCGGGGGTTCATCTTTTCCAACGCCATTTGCGCCGCACAATAACAAAATCGGTATATATCGCCATAATATCCCGTTTGGTCGGTTATTTCCTCAATAACGCCCGCCGGATATTCCCCAAACGCCACATATTCGTATTGCGTTGGGTCTAACCCCAATGCGAACTCAAACGTAATGTCAATATATTTGTTCCCGACCCGGTTAAATGCGTGGTCGATTGGTATAAATACGTTCGTTTTGCCCTCAACGTATTGCACCCGGTCGGGAAATAACAACGTCAGCAAATGCGCATTTTTATAACACTCTTTGACTACCGGGCGAACCGTCCGGCGTATCAATTCAATTTCCCGTTCGTCGAATACGTCCGCCGCTTTTACGACCTCAACACGTTTTGCGGCGGCGATTGTATCGGTAAAATATTGTCTTTGTCGGTCGGGCAAATCCAATCGTAAGAACGCCCGCATTTCCTCAATAATTACGCTTTCCATATCTTAACCCTTTGTAAACCCCTTAAATGCGACGTGGTAAACGTCGTATTGTTTTCCGGTAACATAAAATTCAATCATTCGGTCGTCGTTACCGACGTCGTTTATTGCAATGGTCGGGTATGGTTCCCCCGGCAATTGGTTAAAACAGTCCTCAATTTCCCGGTATCCCTCCGGGAACTCCGAACGGTCGGCGGCAAAAAACCGGGTTAAACTCTCTTTTATCCGGTTCAACATTTCGTCCCCGTTGGGTTCAAAATGCGCTTTTATTTTATCCTGTCGTCTTAATGCAAATCGCATGGTTAATAAATACTTTTTTGAAACGTCCACGACCTTTGCGCACGTTTCGGGGTTAAACATTCCAATATGCGTATATTCCGGGGGTAATCCCAATTGGTCGGATAACCATTTGTACGCCTCCCGTCGCCTCATTAGTCCACGTTTGTACAATTCATCAAAATATCGGTGCGCTTCAATCTTACATCGGCGCAACTCGGCGTTTGCCAATCGACCCTTTGCCCGGTCGGTTCCCTTATGAACACCCACATACGCCCCGCATTGGGGACAATAATAAATCATTCCATAATCAACGCCGTAAACCTCAATACTATTTTTGTACTCGGTCGGAACGTGGCAATACGGGCAAATTCGACCGCTCAATATTTCCCGTTGTTCCTCTGTCAATCGTATATCCATAACAGGCAAAGCCGGGGTTATTCCCCCGGCTGTAAATATGCGATTGCGTTTAATTCCTTTTGGCGTTCGGTTGCCCAATTAACATTGCGGGCAATCCATTCGTCGGCGGGGTTCTCGGCAATCCATTCTTTCCGATAAGACGGCACAAAGTATGCGACTTGCTTTTTATACGCCCGTTCGGGATTTGCCAATATTTCCGTCGTGCGGCTCAACCCTTTGCCGTGGTCGCCTTTGCCGATTAAGTCCAACCGCCCAAAATAAAATTCGCCGTTGGCGGTACACGCCACATAATCACGGGCGGACGTTCTTGTTGAAATAACGTTGCCTTTTTCGTCGGTAACGGTGTACTGATACTTTTTGCCTTTCGCTTTCTTGCTCAAAATATACTTTGCCATAATCTTTGTTATTGTGCCGGGGGACGAACCCCCGGCGGGTTATTATCTTATTTCGTACAAACTCAATGAATTTTCGCACAATACCCACGTCGGGAATTTAGGGTTTTGCAGATAACAAAGGCTATCTAATGCCGCCCGGCTTGTATAAAACCACAACCCAAATTTTTTGCCGATAAAATACATATCGTTTACCCCTGTTTCCCGGTATTTCTCCGACAACATTTTTTGGCTGTAAATGATTGACGAAAATTTAACTTTGCCGTCTAACTTGGTTGCAATCTCGGCAATGTCCGTCGCCTGTGTTCTTTTCTTTGTTTCCATATTTGAAATTTATTTGGTTCCGGGAACCCGCCCGGTCGGATTAGTAATAATAAAAGGATATTTTTAAACCCCGGCGCAACTTACAATGTTCGGCGTCTTTGACACAACGGAAAGCACGGCGCAATAATTTGTTCGCCATTTCAACGCCTACTAACTTAATCAAACCGGAAACGCCAACCAACGTGTTAATCTTTTTGCCGTTGAACAAGCCGTTTACTTTGATTTTGAAAGTACGGTTAATTTCTTTTGTTGTATATTCCAAACCGTTGTAAACATCTTCGGGCTTCATTGTATCGCTCTTTTTGTTACCGAGAAAACGCCCGGTCGTTTTATTAACATGGCACAAAGATAAGGCATTTTATTTTAACTACCAAAAGAATTTTCTTTTATTTTCGATTTGCGGATAAAAAAAGTTTCTTTTGGCTCCCTGTAAAGTTATTTTTGGCGAATTTTCATTTTAAGCCACTTTATTTGCCGGGGTGGGTACATTATCCATTCAAACAAAATAATCGAAATACGGGGCTAAAAACGGGCAAAAACAAAAACGGGGTTGCAACGCTTGGTTACAATCCCCGTTTCCCGGTATTATGAACAATAAAAGTTACTTTTCTATGGTTACGAACTCAACGCCCAATATTTTTGTTGCCGGGTTTTTGCTAACTACATCAATTTGCCGATTTTTGATTTTCTTTGTTTTCCATAAAAAACCCAACCAACGTTTGTATTGTACCGTTTCGACAATCAACAGACTATCCCGGTTTATATGCGTCCCGGTAAATTGTCCGTCCGGCGTGGCGCATCCGTGCAACTCAAACCACGGTTCGACAATATCGACGCATCGTAAAACGGTCGTAACCGTATCGCCGGGCAAATATACAACACTATCCCGGACGGTTGCCCGCAATTCGTTGATTGTTTCCATTTGGGTTGTTGTAACCCGTTCCAACTCCCGGTTCTTTGTCTGCAACGTCTTTATCAACTCCGCATCGCTCGCCCGGTATTTTTCAAACTCTGACAATTTCAGTTCCAAAACCCCAACTTTGGCGGCGTTCAAACTATCTTTCGTTTGGTACCGGGAAACTTCCTGCAATAACGTTTCCGTGTTGGTTCTGTATTTGTCCCTTTCCCCGGTCAACGTATTAATCCGGGAACGTTGCACCCATATAGTGACAACGGCGGAAACCGCCAAAGCAATTGCCGCTATTATTAAATATTTTTTCATAAGATACGTTTTATCGCTTCATAATGAATTTTTGCAATACGTTCACGCCCGGCGTCTGACAACATAAAACGGCAATCTTTTTCGGTATCCATGAAAAAGTTTTCAGATAATACCGCCGGGCAAACCGTATGTTTCAGAATGTAAAATTGGTTTTCTTTGTCCGGGTCGCCGTCGGTATGGTCAAAGCGCATTTTCCAACCATCCGGGGCAAACTCTTTTTCCGCCTCATTACAAAGTACGGTTGCGATTGCATCCGCTTTCGTTTGTCCTACGCTGGTATAACATTCCCACCCGGTGCCGCCTCCGGCGTTCCCGTGAACGCTAAACAAAACGGCGTTGTTGCCGCAATCCGCATGGATAACGTTTGCACGGCGGCAACGCTCCGGTAATGATACGTCGGTTTCCTCCGGTACCAAAATTTCAAACTTTACGCCATCGGCTTTTAACATCGCCGCAATACGGCGTACAATGTCACGGTTAAACTCCCATTCAAACAATTGGGAACCGTCGCCCCAAACCGGGGAACGTTTCCCGGCGGTTTCTTCGCCGTGTCCGTTGTCTAAAATAACAATAGGTTTCATTTTCTTACCTCCTTTTCTTTATCGTTAATAATATCGCTATCGTGTTCCCGTTGGTATCTCTCAATTATCGGTTGCCAATATCTCGGCAATACCCGTGTAAACTCCAACCGGATAACGTGGTAAATAATACGCAATGCAATCTCTGTGGGATATGCTTTAATAAGGTTGCGGAATGCGTTTTGCAAATACACATACATAAAAACATAAGTAAGCGATTTAACAACGATAATTGATGCTTTTTCGTCGCCGCAATTTTTCATAATGATAAAAATCGTCTCCACAATAAACAGATACAAAAGCAATTCGCACAATGCGTTTTTAAACTTTCGGAACGAAAAGTTTTTGCATCGAACAATTAACACGCCGTCCGCCCTCATTCCAGCCCAAATATTAAACGCAAACATCACTACTAACGCATAAACAAACCCCTTTGTCGGGATTACATACCCAAATAACGGGCTTACTGTGGAAATAGCAATCATTCGCCATTGTTCCCAATTAAAAAATCTTTCCATAATTTAAAATCATCCTTTATTTAATGGTAAACATTCGCTAAATTTACTAATAATTAAAGCTGCCATGAGGTCACATCCTTTTTGATTTGGATGCAAATATTGGTCGTAACACAAATTTCCTAATGTTTCTTCATTTGCTTGCGATAAAGAAAATATATCAATAATAGGTAATGAAAACCAATTAGCACAATCTTTTAATATGTTTACATAATCAACTAAATATATTCCATTTTTTGGGTCATACCAATTTTGTGGCAGATAGCTATTAAATTGACATGCTTTTCTTGGTGTCATAATAAAAATAAGTGCATTTATATTTATTTCATATATTTTATCTATTATAACCCTTAATGCACCTGCATAGGTTTTCGTACCTGTATTATTTTTAAAATCATCCAAAGTTCCAACCGGATTAGAATAGCCCCAATCATTAATTCCGTATGCTATTGTATATATATCTGCATTTGGCAATACTTTACTACCATCAATTAAGGCGTCTGCATATTGCGACATTTTCCAGCCGTTTTCGCCAACATTATAGTAATTACTAAACATCATAGCTTTCATTACGGCTTTTTGATACCCATAATTTGAGTTGTCATTTATCCATGTAATAGAGTCTCCCAACGTACACCAACTTAATTTTGTATGTATAAGTGCATTTCTGGGGTCTATAC